CCAGACAGTGTTTTCATCTGGTATTGCTAATAAATAAAATGCAAAGTGATCAGAGTATACAGCTTTGATTTGAGTTTTATCAACGCGAGAGACTTGAGTTACTAACGTATCACGTACGTTAATACTAACGTCACGCATTGGTTGTGACTTCTCTTGAATGGTACGACCAAGACTACGTACACCTGCTTCTGACAAGAACATAATGTCAGTACCAGTATTAGTAATAGAGTCTCTAGCAATACAACCAACACCATGTATTACTTCAATCAACTGCATATCAACAGGATCTACGTACTTATCTTGATTGTCAGTATCTCCCATGATAATAATATTATTCTTACAGAAGATAATTAAGTAACCATTGTGAGCACCTAAGCCTACAATCTCATCGTTACCATATACAAGAATACTAGAGATATCTAGCGAACCTACAGTACCAGTACCTGAACGCCATTCAGCGCCATCAAGAAGGTTTGACCAGTATACAGTAGTTTTATTAGTAGGTGTATCAGCTACCCATAAACGGCCGTAAGCTGACAGTACAGTGTTTGCCTGTGGTGGTGTACCTTTACCCTGTGTAGTAATATCGTCTAACACACCAGTAGTAGGGTTAAAGTAGATAGGCTCATAACCACGTTGGAATAAAAACGCTGCATCATTAAGCGTAGCTGCTTGCCAATTACCATCTGTTAAAGTATTTACTGCAGGTGTGTTAGTGTATGTAACGCTATTTAAGTTACCACCAGATTTAATATAGAATGCAGTATCAGACCAAGCACCAAAGTATTCAGTACCGTCAATGTCTAAGAAACGGTGCATACCCTTAAGATTAACAGGCGTTGCAGGTGTAGCAGTTTGAGCAACATATGCCCAACCATTGCGAGAACCTAAGCGTCCACCTTCATCAATAATACAATTCTCTGCGTTACGTGCAAAGCCTTGATTAAGCGTTACCTCAGAATCCATAGTATTTAAACCATAAAATCCGGGTGCTGCTATAGAAGCTGTAAGTAACTGCTTAGCCATTACGCTGTATACCACTCAAGTTCTTCAGGATGCTTAGCTGCATCAAGAGAAATGTAGTCTGATAAATGTTTCTGTGCTATAGCGTATGCCGATGACGATGCAACACCTGCATCTTCACCACGTTCTTCAACAGCTTTAGCATATGCAAGCATAATAATTGGAAGGGTAGGTAAGAAACTTTCATCAGTATCTGCGCTAAAATCTGCTGCACGTTTAACCATATTAAAACGAATATCGTATGCAGCATCTGGAATAGGATACAAATCTACCATAGTATCGCCATTAGTATCTACACCGTTGTAGCTGTAGTACATAGGCGCACCTGTTTGTGGAGCAGACAACATCTTACCTGTTAATTCGTTTCCATCCATGTACTCTAAAAACCAATTGTTAGTATCGTTGTATACGTTTAACATTTGGAAATTACTATCCGCACCTGTCAACGAATACGAATACAAGTTAGCTGTAGTCGCTGCAGTTAATGTTGTACGATCTGCAGACCAAGACCAAGCGTGCTGAATCTCAGTCTTAGCATCATTAACAAAAATACCAATAAGTGCTGAGTATGCGTTTTCGTTAACTGTAGAGACTTCACGTTCTCTCAAACGTTTAAGTACATTGTTAACAATTTGTAAATATGTCATGTTTACGTCCTACGGTATAGTACTATTATAGCATACTTTTTTAAGAAAGTCAATAGCCATCCTTGGCTTTATGTTAATTAATAATCCCATTCATCCAAAGACTTAGAGTAATCACGGCCGAATGTTACATAACCGCCTGAGCCTGAACGTACTGGTTTACCTGATCCATCACGTACTACGTTCTTAGGTACTGCTGCTTTTTTCTTAGCTGCTGCTTCTGCACGGCGAGCTGCTAAGCGTTCTGCCATCGCATCCTCACGCTCTTTCTTACGTGCTGCTGCTTCGGCTTTAGCTTTAGATACGTTACCAATGTTTACTGGTTTCTTACGTGGTGGATTAGCTTTTTTCTTAAGACCTTTGTCTTTTTTGTTAGCTTCTTTTTTCTGTACTTCTTGAGTACGTTTACCCATTCTACGATCACGATCGGTTAAGCTAGGAGTCAAACCTGCAAAGTCTGCTGCTGCAAAACCTAAACCAAGAATACCTGCACGCTTCATACCTTGCTTAAGTAACTTAGCTACCTGAGTCTTACGCCCTGCTGCGGTTGCTGCAGGTTTTAAACGTGTAGTAGGTTTAACTGCATCAGACTTAGCACCTTTACGTGCTGCTTTAGCTGCTGCACCTGCTGCCTTCTTAAACTGATTCTGCTTACGTGTTACTGCGCCCTTTGCTGCACCCTTTTTAGGTGGAGTAGTTGGAGCAGGTTTAGACTTAAGAGTCTTTACGTTGCGATCTGCTACACGCTCTTGCATATTAAATGCTTTGTCACCAATTGCTGCACGTGCTTGACGCTCTGCTGCGCGTACAGTTTTACCTACGTTACGTTTAGCTGTAGCTTTCTTAGCAGGTGCTTTCTTAGTAACTTTCTTCTTTTGATTAGCAACAGAAGTTGCAGCGCGTTGGCCGCGTACTGGCTTCTTAGGAGCTGCTTTCTTTTTAGCTGCTGCTTTTTTCTTAGCTTGCACTTGAGAGCGTGTTGTAGCTTTACGTGCCATTATTTTTTCCTCTTAGATTTTGAAATTGCAATTGCTTGGCCTTGTTTAGTCGCTTTCTTTTTAGCTCCTGAGCCGCAGTACTTCTTTCCTGATGTACCATATTTGTAACAAGTTTTACTGACTTTACGTACTGGCATTGTTACCTCTTAAGTGGTTCTTTGCCAAAGATTATCCTAAAGAAATTCACTATGCCTAGTGCCATTTCCATCGGACTTGGTATTGCCCAACCTGCAAGTAGAGCAATTAATATTAAAACCCAAGGCGGTAGCTCTGAGTTTATAATCTGTGTTCCTGTGACTGCATTAGCTTGATCAGCTATTTGAGCATTATCACCTGCTTCTGTGTTAGCTTGTATGGCCGCAGTGTTCTGAGTATTTTCTTTACCAATCTGAGCATTAGTATTAACTTCAGTACCGCTATCGTCACCAAATAAACCAGACACCATGCCCAATGAAGAGCAGCCTGATAATGATAATGCTAAGACTAATATTAATGCTTTCATTTCTTTTTTAACTCAGTAATACTTAGTACACATCCTACAGGATATTTAGTAACTTGTCCTATGTCAGGTGCTGTATCACATAATTTAATATACTGATCAGTTTGTTCTATTAAGAATCCAATGGTCTCAAACGTACACATCTCTTCTTCTTCAGATTCATTCCAGACCATGTAAGTAGTAATATCTGCCCACTTAACAATGACTGGTTTAGGAATCACTGGACTGTACCTTTCATTGCCACCATTAACGCTATTGCGCCGCCTACAGTAGCTACTGCTAGTACAACCACAATTGCGGCAATGCCTAATTCTTTAAGTTTTTCTCTGCGATCAATCTCAGCATAAATTGCATCTTGTCGCATCTTGCGAATCTTTTTCTCAGTCTCAATAAACTCACGCTGTCCACGTTCGCCCTGAGTCGCACCTAGGAACTGCATAAGCTCTGATCGCTGCTCTCTGGCTGTAACCTTGGCTGCATAGATCTCCATTGCTTCTTGTTCGATGCTTTTGCCACTCTTCGGTAGCAACGAACGAAATAGGTTTCCTTTGCGTTTCTTGTTCAGCTCGTCTGCTTTGTCCAGATCCGCTATTGCACCTGCCCACTGACTCAGTTGACTCATGCAATCTTGCAATTCTCTCCCGCTCTCGACTAACTGCTTTAAGCCTTTGAATGCTGTAGTGGCTATGCCAATGATGCTCACCGGATCCATAAGTCTTCATGCCTCTTTGTAAGTCGTTCTAAGCCATTCTAAGAGCACTTCTTCTGGTACTGCGGTACACCCTTGAAAGTTCTCTGTTTTGCCCTCAGAAGTCTCTACAGGGACGCTCAGGCATATCTGTGGGACACCTTCTTCTGTCATCTTCCACACACCATGATTTAGTGCATAGATGAGCACCATCTCTGCCATGCTCACTACTTCATACCTGCATCGGCATTCAGTCGCCACTCAAGTTCTTTAAGTCTAATCTTAAGTTCGTTAATTTCTTTCAGATCAGCGTACTTGTACATGACAGTTTCCATCTGTAGTTGAATCTCGTTGAGTGTTTTAAAGTTCCAACCCATGAGACCTACTAAGATTGCTAAAACTACCTGTACAAGTTTCTCGTTCATCGCTTCAGCCACTCAACCACAGCAACACCAAATGCCCATAGACATGAGACTGCAATGGCAATACCACCTGCAATACCTTTCCACTTAGTCAGTTGATCTTTGACTTCGTGTAGGTCTTTGTGGTTTTCCTCTACCATTTCTAATAGCTTGTCTACTTGAGTTTCAAGTTTAGCTAGTCGTTCTGCAGTTTCGATGTCCATAATTAAAACTCAAGCCATCCAGTAATAATATATTTAGTGTTTGTTAAAGGAGGATTACCACGATGAACGTGAGTAAAAGCAGCAGGAAATAAAACTAACGTACCTTTCTTAGGTTTTACTCTCATGTGTTGGTAAAGAAATTCTGTTTCACCGCCTTCTTCAATATCGTTAAGATAAAGAACAAAAGACATTACACGATCAGCGTGTTCTTTGTCGTTGTTTTCACAGTGCCACACATGATACCCACCGCCAACAGGAGTTCTTTGCATCTTTGTAGTATAAATCTTATGCTCGCCAGATACCTTTAAAACATCAAACTCTTCAGCGTAGATAGGGTAGAGGTCGTTCCAAAAGACATCCATAAATTCCTTATGAATTTCTCTAGTACCTTTCATGTCAACTAACTGCTCTTCGGTGGGAAAAATAGCAGTGTCTTGTTTTACTGATTTATCAACCTTGTCGTGTTCTTGTCGAGTTCTTCCAAAACCTTGCTCAATCATTTGATCCATATAGACCATCGATTTGTCGCAAAATTCTGGGCTGTAAGCATCTTCAAACACAGCTACAAAGTTTTTAATTTCAGTCTTCATCTACAGTCCCTGTAAAATCCCAAGATAATGTTTCTTCGTTCCATTCGTAGTCCAAAGGAAAACCTTCTAAAGCAACCGGAGCTTCCCAATGTTTTCCTTCGTAATTATACACCCATGAAGGGTAAGGCTTTTCGGGGATAAAAACATCGGTATCTGCTTCGTAAGTACCGCCTACGCTTGCAAAAATACCTCTCATGTTTCTATTGTACGAAGTTTGCACCCAGTTTGTATCTTCGCCAAACAAGCCTTTGAGGTACGCTACGCCAACAGCTTCAACTTCGTTACCGTTTTCGTCTGCGGTGTTTTCGTCAGCGACTACAAGAACACGCAATACAACATTGTTTTCATCAATTTCTGCAAAATGTGCCATTACAAATACGCCGAATATCCAACTACAACAATACCAGAGCCACCTGAACCGCCGCCGTTAAAGTAAACACTGTTACCGCCTTGGAAGTCGCGAGATCCTCCACCTGCGCCACCACCAGTTTGCGCTGATCCTGAACCACCTGAACCTGCGCCACCCGCAGTACCACCACCGCCGCCTGAGCCACCTGCTGCTCTTAAGCCACCGCCGTAGATACCACCATAAGAAGCACCACCACCTCCTCCACCAACAGAGTAGTTCACACCGCCAATATTGTAACTAGCACCATTGCCACCTGTTGCATTTACTTGGGTAGTTCGTCCAGATTGTGCATTACCGCCAACATTGGACTTACCACCGCCACCGCCGGAACCTGATTCAGCACCGTTGTAGTTAAACCCGTTACCGCCACTAGAGCCTTGTCCTGCTGTACCAGATCCGGGTCCCACTTGTCCTTGATATTTACCACCACCGGAGCCACCTGAAGTATGTGATGCACCTCCACCAACTGCTGATGATAGATTACCAAAACTTGAACCAGAACCGGAGTTCATGTTGAACTGAGCTGCATTATTTAAGTAACCAGAAGATGAGGCATTACCACCACCACCTACAGTTACTGTGTAGCTTGTGCCACCTGAGACTGCTAAAGCAGAATTATAAACAACACCACCTGCACCTGCTCCTGAGTGTCCTGAGCCACCGCCTCCTGCAACTACAAGACATTCAATTGAGTTCACGCCTGAAGGTACAGTATAAGATTGTGTCGAAGTTATAGCATCTGCTTGATCAGTTGCCTGACGCACACCTGAGTAAAAGTCAGAAAACTTAATCTGACCTGACGTAGGAATGTTAGAGTTATTTTGAGTTACTTTACGTGGCGCACTGCCTAATAAACGATAATACTCACTTAGGCTATGCGGAGCAGACCCAGTAAACTCAGTTGCAATTTCAGAAAACGATATTTGTCCAGATGATTGCAGTGCCACTGATTAACCCTCAGATGCCGCCCAAGGTACTTCAGCTACTGATGTAGGATTCTGCTTCTCAGCGATCTGTGCGTTGATTGCAGCTTCAATCTCAGCAACCTTCTCATCACCAAACTCAGCCTTGATCCAACCGATCACGTCTGCTTCTGTTAGTGAGTCGAATGCGATAAAACCGTCTGCTGACGCATCACCTTCGAAGTTCATCGTGCCGTAAGCACCTGCTGTGTCTTCACCATCAACACCGTCTACTCGATAGTGTGCAATGTTGACTATCTTATCTGCGTCATTGGTGCGCTCTAGCATTGCCACTGACCATGTAATTGTTGCCATTATTTGTTCTCCAATTTAGCTTCTAGTTCGTTGACCTTGTTGGTCAGTTCTTTGATTGCTTCGATCATCAGACCATGTAGTGCATCGTAGTTGACTACCTTGTACTGCTCGCCATCGTCAGCCTTCAGTGGTAGTTCTTTCTCGCTTACCGCTTCTGGTAGTACCTTCTCTACTTCTTGTGCGATAACACCTGCTGATACTTTGCCGTCAGCTTTGTAGTTAAAGGTGTAACCGTTGAGCTGTGATACTTTGTCGAGTGCGCCATCAATACCAACAATGTTGTCCTTCAGACGCTCGTCAGAGATTGTGGTTGAGTATGCAATGACATCACCGTCAACGTGTAGGTCATGATCAGACTCAAGGCGCATACCTTCTGAGTCAAACGTAGCTCCTTCTGTACCTGAAGATGCCGTGTGGAACTTAATTGTACCGCTAGACATATAAATAGCAGCAGGTGCTCCACCGCCTGAGTTTGTTTCAGTGACTACTAATTCTTCAAGTGTCGTGCCTCCTGTTTTGGCTTTTACGCAATGACCTAATAAAGTACCAGATGCTCCGTATGTTTGACCAAGATAACCACGAAGTCCTAATTTTAAGTTTTGCGGGAACGTGTCACTTAAATCTAAGCGTTCTTCAGGACTACTCGTACCAATACCAACGTTACCACTGGAGTCGATGCGCATCTTCTCTGAGCCGTCAACATTGAACTGCATACGGCTTGAAGAACCAGTGTTACCTGCATCCGCAGACAAATAAAGCGAACCCGCACCATCTGACTGGACTTGGCTATAGACACCGCCACCACGTTGTAATCTGATAATCGGGTCAGTTGTGTCATTGAGATGCAAAACAGTAGAAGGACTACTCGTACCAATACCCACGTTGCCGCCGTCTGGGTTAATTGTTAATTGATAACCAGTTGAATTATCCGAAGCTCTAATTGCTTGTATTTCAACATTTCCAGAGGCATCGTTTGAAATATCAATACCTCTATTCCCTGTCGCTGAACCGCCCTTAATTCTAGCAATCGTGCTGTTAGCAACCCCGCTTCCAACTACTTCTAAATATGAAGAAGGACTACTCGTACCAATACCAACATTGCCTGAGCTGTCGATGCGCATACGTTCTGTTGTACCGTTATAGAACAGCCAAGCATCTGCGTTGTCGTACCCTATATATCCATAGTTAGTGTTGTTTTCAAATTTAGCCCAAGCCGTTGTACCTGTGCCTGAATCAAGATGTAACAAGTTAGTAGGACTACCTGTACCAATACCTACATTGCCACTGGAGTCGATGCGCATACGTTCTGAGGAGTTGGTATCAAATGTCATGACGTTTGCACCAGTAGCCTGTAAACTCAGAGGTACGCCAACACCTCGCAATGTCGCCTCTGTGCCACCAGAAACATACATATCCATCTTATTAGTGCCGTTATTTTCAAGCACTAAATAACCGCTGTTAGTGGCATTGTTAAGCGTTAGGCTAGTGTATCCAGTAGAAGAAACAGGCGAAGTCGTACCAATACCGACATTGCCACTGCTATCGATACGCATACGTTCATCAGCACCATCAGAAACGGTAAAACTAGGCTGACCTGAAGATATTGAAACGCCTATGTCAAAATATTCAGATGAAACACTATCTTTAAGTCTTAATTTTCTTGTGCTTCCAGTTGCAGTTTGAATTTGCGCAATGCCGTTTATATCTAATGTCTGCGCAGGACTAGTCGTACCAATACCCAAAGACTCAGCACTAGCATCCCAGAAGAACTTAGGGGTGGTGCCTGTATCTTCGTAGAAGGAGATGTCTCCGTTACCTTCAATTTTTAAACGGTCTGCAGAATTGACATTAAAATGCATATTTGATGTCGCATTATGCTTTAAGTTAATCCCGTCCGTTGTGATACTACCCTTTGAATCTCCAATGTAGTTTAAATTAAGAAGATTTGTGCTAGAAGTGTTTATCGTAGCACTACCATCAACCGTCAGCCCATCAGCCGTGACTGTGCCTGTTACGTCAAGGTTGCCTGTCATTGTGTCGCCAGTAACAGCAACGTAATCAGTAGATGCTGTAGTCGCTGCTGTACCTAAGCCAAGATTAGTGCGAGCTGCTGATACTGATGCAACGTCAGACAGGTTATTGGCAGCAACTAACGTACCTGAAAGTGATGCATAAGCAGCAACCCAAATGCTACCTTCGTATACTTTCATTACATCGTCAGTAGAGTTGTAATATAAAGCACCTGCTACTAAAGCATTACCATCGTTGTCGGTTGTTGGATCAGAAGTTTTAACACCTAAGTAACGATCATCAAATGAATCAAGAGCTGCTAATGCTGCATCCTCGGCTGCCTGAGCTGCTGATGCGCTAGAAGCTGCTGCAGTTGCAGAGTTAGCTGAAGCAGTCGCTGAGTTTGCCGAAGCAGTTGCTGAGTTAGCAGAGTCAGTTGCACTAGAAGCTGCTGCTGCAGTTGCTGTAGCTACCGCTGCATCAATAGTGCTAGAGGTGTTAGTATAGCTCTCTTCAGCTTTAGCTGCATAGTGACGTGCTGAATATAGAGTAGAGGAATCAGAGAGGGTCTGAAGTGCGTCTTCAGCACCGTAGGCACTCTTTTGTGCATCCGATGCAAAGTCTTCAGCATTAGATTCTGCAGTCTCTGCTGCTGTTTCTGACGCTGCTGCATTAGCTGCTGACGTAGTTGCTGAAGCTGCTTGAGTAGTAGCAGTAGTTGCTGAGGATGCTGCATTGCTTGCACTAGTAGAAGCTGCAGATGCAGAAGTAGAAGCTGCTGATGCGCTAGTAGCTGCATTCGTAGCAGAGGTAGATGCTTCACTTGCTTTAGTTGTAGCAGTAGAAGCAGAAGAAGCTGCACTAGTTGCTGATGAAGATGCGCTAGTTGCAGATGTAGCCGCTGCAGTAGCGGAAGCACTAGCCTCGGCCGCTTTAGTGGTAGCGGTAGCTGCGTCTTCGTTGACAGCATCAATAGTAGCTTGTTCTGTAGTAGATGTAGAACCGCCAGTTCCGCGATAAATAGCCATAGGTATACCTTTCTAAAGACTGAGACTAATGTGGAGAGAAAGGGGAAGAGGCTAGAGCAGAACGCCCTAGCCTCTAGTCAGACTTTAGTCTGGCATTGCTACCAACAGACCTGACTCTGGACGGATCACTGCTGTGCCGTAGAGCATATCTGAGGTGAACAAGTTAGCAAGGTACTCTTGCTTGTACTGAGTTTGTGAACGAACGCCCATTTGCTCAGCAAGTACCATTGCATCTTTGTGTGCCAAGATAGCACCGCGAGTGTCAACAGAAGAAGCACTGTTGTCTGCTGCAGTTTCAATAACTGGGCAGTTGGTAGAAACAAAGATGTCAATACCGTACAAAGTACCAATCTTACCGTTAACTACAGGCTGACCAGATACGAAGTCAGAAGACACGTAACGATCAATACCACGAATGGTGTTAACTGCTGATGGTGGAACAACCAAGAAACGGCCATCCATAGGAACATCAGCGTCATCCAACTCTTGGATAAGAGCGCGGAAACCTGCGTCAGTAAATACGTCTGCAGTAGTTACAGTGTCAGCCGCATAGGTAGACAAACCGTTAGTACCGTCAATGTAGAACGCATTGTTAGTAGCGTAAGATGAACCATCACCGTTACCGAAAGATTTAGCCAAAGTAAACAAGTCGTCATCAACTTGCTTAGCTAGAGCGTAACCTGCGTCATCGGTATAGAACTTACGCAATGATGCCAAAGCCTGTACTTCAGTGATGTCTTCAATCAGACGTGAGTACTCATAGTGCTTGTTAACAGTTACGGTAACTTCTGACTCAGTAGCTGCTTGTAGAGTTACTTGAGTAGAAGCTGCCTTAGCTGAAGCAGAGCCACGAGTAGGCTTAGGAATGTGAAGAGTATCACCCTTCTTGCCTTTCATAGGCATTTTGTTTACAAGATTAGCAAGAACAAGATTCTTCTTGTATGCTGCTACGATTTCGTCAGACCACAGCTCTGGAATAAAAGTTGCTGCTGTGGTATTAGTAACATGGTTTGAACCAAGTGCCATTTTAGATCACCTCAATAGTGTAAGTTATTTAACTCGACCTTCACTATACGCTAGAGTAATCTCATCAGCGAGATCTAGGTATCGTTGCGGGTCATTTTGCATTAGCTTAATAATGTCTGCCCTACGATAGATCTTCTTTCTAGGAGTTTCACCAGAGCCTTTAGCAGTACCTGTTGATGCTGCTTTAGCTTGTTGTTTTCTAGCTGTCTCTTCATGCTCTTTAGTTTGCTTGACAATACTTTTGCGCTCTTTCCATGTGGTAAGAAGCTCATCAGCAGCGTCATAATCAAACTGACTATCAGCACGTTTATAAAGTTCTTGACGAACCTTAGAACCCATCACCCAATTAGCAAACTCATCATCACCTACAATTTCGACATAATCAGGATGATTAGTCTGTAGCTGATTCATAGTCTGTTGTTGCTTAAGCTGATTAGAAATATCTTCAGTCTGCTTAAACTTAGGGTGATTGTTGATTAGCTGTTCAACTGCACCTTGTGGATTCTCAAAGAAATCAATCTGTTCTTCGGACTCATTGGGCTTTGCGGCTTGCGCTGTCTGTGTCTGAATAAAGTTGTCTACAAGTTTACGTAACTCACCTACTTCAGAAGATTGTCGGCCAAGTAACTTCTCAGCTTCTTGGTGCATTCGGATAATATCCTTAGCTGATTTACCTTTGTATTTCTCAGGTAGATCATCCTCTTCTTCAGTTTCAACTTCTTCAGGAGTTTCCTCTTCAGGTTCCTGCTCAGTTGTATTCTCTTCTTCAAGAGTGGCTAGTTCTTCGCCATCTTGCAGTTCTTCTTCTGGACTAACATCCAAAAACTCTGCCATTATTAAACTCCGTACTTTACAGTATTGTGGATAAGATTATTTTAAAGCAGCTTTCTCATGTCTTTCAGCCCACTTGTCAGATCCAATGTATCCACCAATTAGGACAGGAGAAATTATCCGCTTACTTAGTTCACCACATTCTGAGCATTCGACTTCGCGGATCTCCGCATCGATATACCTTTCAGTTATGTGATTATTGGTACACTGAAACTCAAAAATCCTACGAGGCATCTTGTTCAAGCTCCGCATAAGTATTGCGTATCAATGTTTCCCAATTCATTATCTGGTCAATTACTTTAATTTGACCTTGTGAGTACCTTAGATCTCCAAACTTTTCAATGCTTCTAATGTCAAATGACTCTAGGTTAGCAGAGATGTCTGAGATGAATTGTTTCCAACCATCTGTTACAAAAAGATCAAAGTACTGTTCGTAATATTTTTCTAATTCAGGTGTCATTGACATTCTCCTGAGTTTATGCTATAAGATAGTATTATTATAGCATACTATTTAGTAAAAGTCAAGAGGTTTTTTTTGGCCGCCCTACAGGTTTCTTAGTCAACTCTTCTAGTTTTTCTATTCTACGTTCCATACGTTCAAGGATTGTGTTTACTTGTGTCAGAACGTCCTCTAATTCTTTACGTGTAATCATTAATTTGCTGCCATTCGTTCTTGAGATTCCATTTGTTGTTTCTTCAAACGTAGTTCCATTAGTTTGAGAGCGTCAGATTTACCATCTAACAAGTCTGTAGCTTTGGCCACTGCAGATAGTTCTTCAATTGCCAACTCTTCAGGAATTGCTTCAGTTTCCATACGGTATTTTTGAGTACGTGCTTGCGATTCTGCGGCTTGACCTTGCAATGCTGCAGTCTGTGCCTGTTGAAACGCCATATCAGACTCAAATTTAGCCATCTGCATCTGCTGCATTTCAGGATTAGGCTGATTAGCTTCACGAATCTTCTGAATAATTTGCTCACGATTAGAAAGATTCATGTTATCTACGATTGACTCAATCAACAATGGATACATTGGTGACTCAGGCGACATAGTTTGCAGTAATTGTACTAATTGTGTTACTTCATACTCACGTGCAATAATACCTAGAGTAGATGCTGCGGTAAACTTAAAGTCTTTTGCAGGATATAACTCAGGAGCAAACTGCATATAACGATGTGCTGCTTTGGTAACAAAAGGTACGAGGAAATTCTCATGGAAATTAATCAATGTACGTTTATGACGCTTGATGATAGCACCAAGAGACATAGAAATACCTGCAGCAGTAGCTTCACTACCTGCAAATGACGGCATACCTACTGTATCAATAGCACCTGTAGCCATTTGTACCATCTGCATAAGGTCTCTACCTTGCTCAAATGTTACAGTATCAGTGCGGCCAAAGTTAAATGGCTGCAAAATCTCAGAAGGATTGCCGTTTGTAAGTAATGTCTTACCCGGTTTGATCTCCATCTTAGCACCACGTGGTAGACGTGATGCATCAACAGCCATCATTGGGTGTACTGTCAGTGCTAAGCTGTCAATACGAGCACGTAACTCAGTGTCAAGTGCTTTCTGAGAGTTATAACCTTTTTCACAAATACCACGTCCCCAAAAACGAGAAGGTACGATGTCCCATTGAAATGCAACAACAGGACGATCTTGCATCATGTAAGGGTTAGCTTCTAGTTTTAATAGGGTATCACCGTTAGCAATAACAGCAATTACCTCTATATAGGTATCTTTAGTATCAAGTTCTACTTTAACTTCGTCATCTGACTCTAGTAATTCACGTGGTACTTTACCATAGTACTTAGTCAAACGTACTTTGTCTTCGTTATAAGTAGTAAGATCTTGATCTGCTTCAATTGCTTCATCGGGCGCAGCAATTTGAATATCTACATCAAAGTAAATACCTGCATCAATACCTGCTTGTACTTGATGTAGCGGTACAAACTCATCAATAGCTACGCCGAGTGCTTCTTCAATCGATACTGCAACAGGATCAATCAAGAAGTTCTGAGGTAAGATCGGACGGATTTTAACTAACATACGATCTTGTTCAGTAACACCAACCGCAGTCATTGCGCCTTCCATTACTGGTTGTGTTGCAGGACGAATTTCTTTTACTTCGTCAAGAACAATCTCACCGATACCAGTACCATATACTGCAGCGTTAAGTACACACTCTGCAATATTCTTGCGTGCTTTAACAAAGCTCATGTCTTCTTCAAGCTGAGCACGTACCATCGCAATATCATTTTTGTTTTGATCTTGCAAATCGTCTTTAATGTCAAACCACTTGCCGCGACCAAACGTAGCTTCTTCTACTTCGGCAACGCTAGACTCAACTGCTTGCTGCAAAGCAGGAGAAATAAGTCTGCTACGTTCACTGTCACGTAAGCGGTCATTCGGGTTCCAAATACCACGCCATAAGCGATAGTACTCTTCATGATCTTCAGCGTATGTAGATTCATAGTGATCGCGCCAACCGTCACATTTATCTGCGATCCAACCTTCTACAGTCATTTCACCAAAGCTATATTCTTCCATATTAGTATCCTGCGTGAGCGTCTAGGAATTCAAAGTCATCTTGTTCATAATCATAGTCATAACAAACTTTAGCTAACTGATCAATATACGCCAGTGAGTCTACAAGGTCATCGTGTACCATGTTGTTAGGAAATTGGAAAAGTTCATCAAGAAACTCAGCATTCCAATCGCCTTCGTTTAACCAGATCGCACCATGTTCAAAGCGTCCTTGTAACGCCCACACAATACGATCTACTTTCTTTTTGTTACCGTGTGTTAACTCTTCTACTCGGAAGAAGTTATTGTTTGCTTTCATATAGTCAGTAAGATAAGGAAGTACTGCATTCTTCAATGCACCTTTCTCTATTCCGACTGAGACGGGTTCGTACCAAGCAACAGCCTCAAATATTTTTTCAGCAGTTTTTTTGATATCCCACCTGCCGTGTATAATCTCAGCAACCCACCAACCATCTTCATTTACTTTAACAACTGAGATAGCGGTTTGGTCAAGACGTTTCTGACTTTTAGTGGTTGCTTTCTCGATGTCTGCAAAACCTGCAAGGTCAACAGCGATGTAGAAGTCTCCATCTTCAGGTTCTTCATTATCAACCTGAATCCATTCTTCTTTAAATATTTCTGATCCTGCAGCTTCAAATGAAGCCATAAATTCTTGTCTAAACGCATAGCTAGACATAGACTTCTTAGCTGTGTCGATTTCTTCTGGATCAAGGAGAGGATTATCATAAGAAGTAAAGTGCCAAGACTTGTATGAGTCATCGTCACTTAACTCACCATAGTGATAAAGATCGTAGAAGTGGTTACGTCCCATAGGCGTACCAATAAACATAGCATCGCCTTTCTGGTCAGCTAAAGCAGGACGTAAGATCTGTTCCCATACTGAGGGTTTCATGTCAGCGTATTCGTCTAACACTAAGAAGCGAAGACTAACACCACGCATTGTCTCAGGACGGTCAGCACCCTTAAGAGATATTACAGCACCATTAACAAGAGTTATCTGTAAGTTATTGATGTGAGCACTTTTGATGACTTCATGACCAAGCTCCATGAGCGTTGACCACATAATGTCACGTGCCTGTCCTTGCGTAGGAGCTACGTAGAAAACGTGACCACGTTCAGTCTGTAGCGCATTAATGATTAACATCCATGCTGCTAAGCGAGACTTACCAGTACGTCTTCCTGCTGCAACGATTTTAAATCTTGTCTTGTCAGCGAATACTTCCTGCTGCCAAGGGAGTAACTCAACGTTGAGATCTGCCACTATTTGATATTCTTATCTAGCCAATACAACTGTGAAAGTGCAGTACTTACTGGATCTTCTTCAGGCTCAGGGTAACTTTCAAAAGGACGGTCAGTATAATATGACTCAGCCATTCTACGATCACCATGCCAATCAGGATCTGGTATTGCACCTTGAACAGGAACACCATTACGTGTAGTTACACGGTACATATTAGTACGACCATAAGGTTCATAGTAAGGATCATGAGCAAAAGGATCATAATCACCTGCTAGTTCAGCGTACTTCATTTCCTCTTCAAGATCTTTTTCGTATTGTTTTTGACGTTCTATTAAAGGATCAGGTGTACGATATGAAACTAAGGCACTACGTACTTGTTCAGGAGAAATTAATGCTTTGTTGAGTCCATCACCTGCGTAATAGGTTTCACCTGCTTTAACCTTACGCTTGCTTCCTTTTATGTCTGTTAGGACAGGGAATGATGCCCATTCTTTTGCAAGGTTATTACCAAACTCATCATCAGATAATTTACCTTCAGTCCATTTATCATAACCACGCTTGCGTAATAATTGAACAAACATAGCATCTTGCATCTCAGGAGAAAATACTTCATCTCCTTTGAGTTTCATTTTCTTTTTTAAATCACGTAACGTTTTACGAATAATTTGATATTTACCAACAGCACTAGAGCGACTACCTGCATCAACGTAATCGTCTTGCCACTTCAGCACTTCATCTACAGTCATGTTAGTGAAGTTATCTTTAGTGCCACCGTAGGCTACGTTGTAATCACCGTTAGATTCTTTGTCGCCTACTAGCTCCATTAATCCACGGGCGGGTGCAAATCTATCTTCACTCATCAGTGTACTCTGCCTCAATAATATCATCGTCATCAGTAGGAGAAACATCCACACTACCGCCGATGCCACTGATGTTAATCTGTATAGCATTACGTCCTGCTCCTTTAAC